CCAGCACCCCAAAAGGGCGTTTCGTCTTATACGGTCAATCGATCGTATAGTTCGAGCAGGATAATCACCAACGCTTCTGGCGTTGCCACTTCTTCAGAGCCTTCAAACATCCTATCTGCCTACAATGGGCAGATCGCCGGTCGAACGAGCAACAAAGTTCGTAAAATCGGCAGTGTTACGTGGAAGCCCATGTCGAGCTATTCACGATCAGGATGGGTGATAACCCGGACGTCTGGTTTGATTCTTGTCAACCATCGTACCGGCACCGAGGCTTTTAGGCAAACGGGTCCGTCTCTTAACTCCCAAGGTCCCACTTTTGTGAGCCGTCATTTTCTTACTGACGGTACCTTGGCACCTCTCGATGCCTTTACGAAGGCACGACTGGATACCGAGCTTCTTTTGAAGGTCGGTTCTAAGAAGGCGGATTACGGGGCTGAGCTTGGCGAAGCCAAGTCTACGCTGGCGCACCTTTGCCATACAGCAAAGAGCGTTATTGGCGCTTATAAGGCCGCCCGTAAGGGCGACTTTGGCGGCGTTGCCCGTTCTCTCGGAGTTAGTCCTAAGCATTTTCGCAAAGGATCTCCTGCGAGTTCCCGTTGGTTAGAGTACCAGTTTGCTTGGTTACCCATGTTGGGCACCATCAAAGACTCCGCGGATCTTATATCTAATGGTTTTCGTGACCAGAAGATGATCGCAAAGAGCGTGCGTAATCTAACCGATTACACATCTGGTTCAGACAAGGTCGTGGCAGGTGACCGTAAGTGGGTCTCTACTCGTAGAGACACCGCTATGGTTTACTACCGCGTGGGAGATAACGTGGCCTCCACGCTTCACTCGCTGGGTCTTATCAACCCTTTGAGTGTCGCCTGGGAGCTTACGCCATACTCTTTTCTTGTCGATTGGTTTATGCCAGTTGGCAATTTCCTTGAAGCTCTGACCGCAACACTTGGTGTTACGTTCATTGACGGGTGTTATAGCTCTCACGGGGAGATGTCGCTCACATTGAGCAACATGATTATCCCTTCGACTTTCGCTCTTCAACCTGAAAAGGTGATTGCGAACACTCCTACCGTAGTTACGGAAGCGAGTGGCTATAGACGGTCTAAGATGACTGGTTTTCCAGTTCCTAAGCCGTACTTCAAGAACCCGTTTTCCACAAACCATGTGATCAGCACACTTGCGCTGATCCGTCAACTCCAAAGGTAAGGCAGATGCCCCAACTTCAGAATGTGGTCCTCAAGGATCGCAAGTCGACTCCGGTCGACCATACCTTCACACCCAAAGACATAGTCGATGGTGTTGCGACGGTTGTTGAGACCACGGGCGTACCCGTGGGCAATTCGCGTCTGTCACTTTCTCTGCGCGAGACCAACGGTAACGGAGGTCGTTATAAAGCGCAGCTAAAGTTGGCTGTTCCGGTGGTGGCCACTGAGGTCATCAACGGGGTATCGTCCCCGAAGGTTGTGCGCACGGCTTATGCCGATGTGACATTTACCTTCGATCAGACCTCTTCGGAGGCTGAGCGGAACGATTTGGTTGGGATGCTGGCTGACGCACTTGCGTCGACCAAGGTCCTGGTCAATGATACCGTCGTCAAGCTCCAGAACGTCTATTAATTTAGACAGACTGGTACCGCATATGCGGAACTTGATGATAACAACAGGTTTAATGCTCCTGCTGTCAAGTTGCAGTATGACCTTTAGCGTCAGCTGTGATTCTAAGCTTGAGCCTTGGACTTGTAGACTCGAACCACATGGAGAAGAATCCCGTGTCCAGGAAGAAGTACCAGCTGAGAACAGCGGACTTTACCCTTTCAAGGAGTCTTACTGACGAATTTGTCGCTGATCTTAAGGCGGTGATCGATCTCGATCCATCGCCTGAAGCGACCTATCTGGGTGAGCAGTTTCTAACGAAATTTGTTGAGCTAGATAGCAAGAGTGCGTCTTTAAGACGGTCTCGGGCCATTGACAAATGGCTTAAAACCGAAGCGACTAATGCCATCACGAATCATCGGCTGAGAGCCTTTGCGGGCTCGGATTCAGTCGACATCCTACCTGGAATCTCTGCAAAGAGGTTTCTCGATAGGCTTCGTGTGATCGTTGCTCAAATTGTGCCGTTTACTCCTTCATTGGATGTCGCCTATGGCGGCTTTAGTGGAGGGGCGTCTACGAGCACAAGGAGAGCTCAGGGCCATCCAGCCCTGAAGTTCCTTGATAAAGCAGACGTTACTAGACCAGCTCTTCCCGTGTTCCGCGAAGTAATTCGTGGGACTCGGTGGGCTGACCATTTTGGTGATTCGGGATTGGAACCCCGTTTCGTTAGTGGCAACGTCCTGTTTACTGTCCCTAAGAACGCAAACATAGATCGGGTTGCTTGCAAGGAACCTGATTTAAACATGTTCTTGCAAAAGAGTCTGGGCAACCAGATTCGCACGTGCTTACGCCGTGCCGGGATTGATCTTAATGATCAGTCTCGTAACCAGGAATTCGCTCGCATTGGGTCGGTTACGGGTAGTCTTTTGACTCTCGACCTTTCCAGTGCTAGTGACAGTGTCACTATAGAGCTTGTTCGGGCGGTTATGCCGCCTGACTGGTTTTATTATCTGGATCTCTTTCGATCTCCTATTACGGACGTTGAAGGTGACCAGCATGTGAACGAGATGTTCAGTTCGATGGGTAACGGTTTCACGTTCGAGCTAGAGAGCTTGCTCTTCTATGCTATAACGCGTACCGTCGCCTATTTCGCTGGCGTTCGAGGAACGATTTCCGTGTACGGAGACGATATTATCGCTCCAACAGAGATTGGTCAAGACCTTATCTCTGCTCTGAGTTTCTACGGCTTTTCGACTAACGTCGATAAATCCTTTATGGATGGACCCTTTCGGGAAAGCTGTGGCGCTCATTGGCACGGTGGCCTGAACGTGTCGCCGTTTTATTTGCGGCAGCCGTTTAGGTCGGTTAGCGACCTTATACTGACCCTGAATCAACTTACGAGTTGGTCCAGTCGCGTTCTTGGTGTTGTCGATCCTCGTTATGAGGTAGTCATCATGAAGTTCGCGCAGTATGTTCCTAGTGATTTATGGGGCGGCGATGACTTAACGTCACGCTCCTCATTAGTCACCGGCCACGCGGCTCGTAAAGAGCTTGTTGAGGTTGTTGAAAAGATCCCCTACGATCACGTTGGGGGTCTTCTCTTTTGGATGTTCTTGGC